CTTAAAGCGACTATTGGGATCAGCTAGCAGTTGAAATTTTGGTTGTTCGGCCAACGTGACAGGCTCCCAGCCTTCCCGCAGTTTTGCAGAAATGTTGCGTGGGTCAGCAGTGTTCAACGTTGATACACGAATCCATCTGTACGCATAACCGGGTTGCTTGTCTGGTTCAGGCAAAAGCTCAGGTGGTGCCCACTGCTTTGGGCGTTCCTGCACGGTACGGGTTTCGAGTTCACGACTAAGTTTGTTTTCAGCCATTGTTGGCCTCCATTTTCATAATTTCACGAGCGTACTGTTCAGGCGATAAACCCAAACGCTTGGCAATGCTCAACTGCGATTGCTTAAGCACGATTTTTTTGGAACCAGTGCTACGGGTCGCAGGGGCGACTACCGTGGACGGCTTATCTGTGCGCGAGGCGGGTTTATCCGACTGCGGAGAATCTTGAAAATAGTCCGGGAAGCGTTGACGCATAGTGCCATCAACCTTCTGCCAGTATTCATTGGTGGATGGATAACTAGCGCCGTGCTGTTTGACCAGTTTTTGGTGTAGTCCAAGTGCTAGACTGGTCATCTCCTCGTCCTGACCGAACCATGTATTGCGCTCTTGCCACGCAACAGCTCTTGGGTCAGGGCGAGCCACTTGGGCTTCTGGCTGAGGTTGTACATCATTTTCTTCTGGTTGTAAAGAGGGAACGTATTCTTTTGCTTTTTGTAACTTATAGTTAGCGTCAGCAATCTTACGTTGTGCTTCTAACAACCTCTCGGAGTCACCGTCTTCATAAGCAGATTTATATGCTTTTTCGGCAACATTTAGCTCTAATTCGGCAGCGTTCTTATATGTATCTAAATAAGACCGCTCACCTTCACTAAGTCTAGTTTTGAGCTTTTTATTCTCATCAAGCATCCGCTTGGCCAGATCTTCCGCAGCCTGACGCTCCCGCAAGGCTTGGTCTTTCTCCCTACGCTCGTCGTGCCACACCTTCTTCATCTGCTTTAGGCGGGTTTTAACCTTCTCGGAGTAGTCCTCAAGTTCATCTTGTTCAAGTTCTTGTACAAGTTCCTTGGGCATTGGCTCCCGATTACGATCCTCTGGCGGGGTGTCGTCTTCAATTTCAAAGTCTAAGCTGTCTTGTTTAGATTCAACTTTACCGCCTTCTTTTAGTTCCTTTTCATCCGGGAACTCAAATTCTGTGTTTTCCATCATTTACTTCTCCTTATGCGCGGCTAATACCGCGTGGGTCTTGCACGACAGCCTCAACGGTGTCGTCGTTAATCATGCGAAACTCTTTGCCATGAATCTTCAAGCGTGTACCACTATTAGGACGAGCTAAAACAAAATCCCCCGGTTTACACCACGGGCCGTTTGGAAAACGCTTTTCGTCTTTGTAGCAATCTGGGCCTAGAGCCACAACAAAAAATACCGTTGCTAATACTTCCTCGTACCTACGAGTTTCATCTGACTTAATAATGCCGCTTTCAAACTTTTCTTCGGCTTCTGGCAATGTCACCAGAATGTGATACCCCGAAGGTTGCGGTAATTGTTTAGCCTTTTCTTCTGCCGTTTGCGGTACTTCACCGTCTTCTGTTGCAATGATGATTGAATCAGTCATCGTCGTTACGCTCCATTTGGTCTGCAAGGTCTAATAGAAACCCTTCTGCGATGGATAGACCTCGAATCTCCCCGCACATTGCACGATACTCTGTGTAATCTTTTGCAACGCCCTCACTCACAGCGTGAGCAAGTTGCGCTTGTTTTTCATTAATCTTATTGCGAATAATTTCCAGTGCTTTGTCCACTGATTACTCCTTATTAGGCTTTTGTTTTGCCATACTTGCACGGATTCGCATCTTCTCTAGTTCCTGCTTAGAATCTAACTCCATACGATCCTTGGTTGCTTGCATACCAAGCCTTACACCGTCGGCCTGCATACGAGACTCAAGTTCATTCTTAGAGTGGGTAGTTTTTGCGCCAACCTGAAGCCCTGCAATTTCTTTCTGTGCGTTGATGCGTTCATGCTCAATGCGGAGTTTTTCTTCCTGTGTGGCAGCGTCAATCTCCAGTTTCTTCTCTTTAATGCCAACTTCTTTCGCTTTAAGCTCCAGTTCTTTCATCTGCATTTGAACAATAGGATCTTGTGCAGCTTCTTGTGCTTTCTGTTGTGTAGCTTCGGCTTGGTTCTTCTGGGACAACTTAACAGACGCCATAGCCATCATGCTGGCAATTTGATTTTCAATATCCTGCGGTATGGTTTCATCATCTTTAGTTTGCGGCAGAGGTACACCAAGCGTCTCTTCAATTTGCTTGCGATATTGGAAGGCAACATGCTCGTTAATATGCGCCATACCTGCGGCCATCATTGCTTGTGCTTGAGGGTTTTGGCCCACAATCTGTGCAATCTTGGGGTCTTGCATAGCGGACATATGCACTTGGATATGAGCTTCGTGGTCTTGATGCGCGAACGCTTTAACCGGCTTCATATTAATAATCGCCATGTTCTCGGCCACAGGATCTTTTGGTTTCTGATCTTCTGCGCCGGGGACAAGTTTATGAATATTCTTGATACCTAAAACTTCAAGCATCTGTTTATTCAACTCGACCATGTCATAGATTTGTGGTGTTGCTTGTGCCATCTGCATTACAGCCTGATACTGCACAACCTTCTGCGACATGGTTGCAGCATTTGGATCGCTAACTGGAATCACATCCACATTGTCGTAGTCTTTACGGCGAACCATGCGGTCGCCATCAGCTGGATCGTAGCTGTACTCTTCTGGAGCATAGGCAGCGATGATGTTCTTTAAGAGCTTGAACTCTTGTTTCATCGCAAAGTGGATGCGAGCCTGAACAGCAGACATAACTTTTAACTGCCGCTCTAACAACGCCAAGGTTGTGCCTACTGGTGCTTGAGCAGACATATCGGAAACTTGGAGATCCGCAGCGGCAGCAAATCGTCTTCCCTCGTCTACTATCTTATCCATCAAACCAGCCAGTACTTGGCTTGGTTCCTTGTATGGCAGCATCATTATGTTGTCGCGTATGGTGCCAGACGCCACATCTACGTCACGGAACTCACCCGGGGAAATAGGTGTATCGTCTCCTTTAGTACGCATACCTTTAGTCTTCAGACCACCCGGCAAATTGGCAAGCGTGCCCGCATCTACGAGTTGTCTTAAGATAGAAGTACCTGACTTAGCATACGCGCCAATCAAATGGATCAAGCCAAAGTAGTAGAAGCCAAAGCCGGGGATATAGCCGTAGTGGACGAAGTGAGTGCGCTTCTGTTTAGTCTCGTCATCTGGCTCGTAGTTTCGACGAATAGCTAGTACTGTGCCGGTGCCCTTCTCGATAGTGACAATGTAAGGTAATGCAATGCCATCCGGATCTTCATACCCTTCTAGGTCTAAATCAACCTGCATCTCCAAGAGCCTGTAGCGATCATCAGACGTAGCGCGAAAACCCATCTTCTCGGCAATTTTCTTCTCTACATCATCTAACGAGTTAACTGGTTCCCCCATATCCACGTCACGATAGAACCCAGCTACCATGAGCTTTTTCAGCTCATTCTCGGTCTTACGCATCACATGGGTTACACGCGGAGAAGTCTGTAAATTGCTCGCACCATAGGGCACGACGACATCTTCGGCAGGGACAAAAATAGACGCTTGACGATCCAGTGACGGGTCAAAATACACTTTCTTAAACGCATTGCCAGACAGACCCAAGCCCCACAACATGCGCTCGTGCTCACCACGATACTCAGTCATCACTTCGGTAAGCTGATAATTCATATCATGTTGAACACGTTCGGCAGATTTTTTCTTCTCTGGAGTTTCTTTGCCAATGATCTGCGTTTTAACCGGACCAGCGGCTGGGAAAGTTGCCATGATGGTCTCGGATTGGAACTTTACAAGGGCTTCCGCCAAGAGTGGGTGGTACACGCCACAGGCACCCTCCCAAGGCTCGCTTCGCTCTTCTAGCTTCATACCCAGCAGTTCAAGGCCGTCTACATAAGTCTGCATCCAGTCTTTGCGACTAGCTATGTCATCTTCATAGTCAGCGGTAAGTTCAGACGCAAGCGATTCCAAAGCATCTTCACTAATCTTCTCGGCAAGGTTCTCGTTGAACTCGTCGTCCTCGTCTTCACCCGGCTCGATCTCAATCTCTAAGCCACCCATACCAATAGTTACTGACTCTGGGTCTTCAATCTCAATCTCCAGATCCGGCTCCATAGTCTCGGGCTGCATAGCCCCAGCCACACCTAAGCCCAGCGGGGCTTGATTCAATGCTTTATCGATTGCCATGTTCAAATTCCTTAAAGGTTGTAACAGACGGGGCTGTCACTTGCATCATATGACTCACGTTCAAATCCTCTCGCGTTACGCCAAATGGGTTGTTTTTAATCCAATTCTCAACGTCTTCGGGTGTTGTTGTATAGGGCGTTTTGTCAGCCTCTTTTACTTGCTTGAGCAGTTTACGGTTGGCTCTCTTAATCCGCCACCAGAACTTAATAGTCTCAAAAATAGTCATATCAGCCCTCAGTAGTACGGACGCTGCCGTCTGAACTCTTTAACTTCTTCAGGCTCATCCAAGTCTGTACGGATGTAGCCACCTCGTCTAAAACGCATCATTGCAAGGGACACAGAGTCAACATAGTCGTCATGCTCTCCGCCGGGGAAAGACGCCACCTCATCTACAACTTCCTCTGCCCATTGTGTGTTGGGTATCCAAACCCGTTTAGATGCAAACAGATCAGCAACCGCATTCAATCTTGAAATCTTGTCATTACCTTTACCCGGAGTAAACTCCTGCACCGGAATCCCCATCGCCCTCATCTCATATATAAGAGGCGCACCGGTAGCCTTTTTCTCAATGATAATCGAGTCCGGCTCCCACTCCCGAAATTCCTCAATTGCCTTCTTCTTTAGGGATGGGAACTCCAGTCGGTCTCGGAACGCATTGAGTAGGATAATATTAGCTTGTGAAATCCCAGTGTCATCCGGCTGGTAAAACACCCCCCATGTCGTACATGCACTGTAGTCGGCGCGGTTGTTTTTCTCAAACGCCGTATCCCAAGACTGTAGAACAAACTCGCACTCCGGTGGAGACTCTTCTTCCCATATCTGCCACCACTCCCGCTTCACAATCGCAGACTGCTCAGAGGTGGGGTTCTGCATATACTGCGCCATCCACTTCTGGTTGGGCAGTTCTTCCTTTAGCGCCTGAAGTTCCTTCAAAGACCAGAACTGGGGCCACAAAGAATTCCCACTTGGTAGGATTGCAGGGAACTCAATAACCTCCCAGTCGTCTCCCCCCCGCTGCGACGCGGCTTTTACCACTTGGCCCGTTAGATCTTTCTTAGACCATCGAGTCATTACTATAATAATAGAGCCACCAGGCTGGAGTCGCTGTCGTGGACCTGATGTGTACCACTCGTAGGTCTTGTCGTATATCTCTGGGTTTATCTCGGCCAGCGCCGCTTCTTGTTCTGAGTGTGGGTCATCTATTATTAGTATGTCGGCACCCTTACCGGTCACCGCACCACCCACACCAATAGCAAAGTAGTCACCACCTGCTGATGTGTTCCATCGACCTGCTGCTTGGGAGTCGGCTCGTAGGCTTACATCCGGAAAAATCTCGTGAAATACCTCGGAATCGACCAGATTTCGCACTTTTCGACCGAAACCAACCGCTAATTCAGCTGTATGGGAGGTCTGAATGACCTTTTTGTGCGGGAAATTGCCCAGAAACCAAGCAGGTAGTAGATAAGAAGCAAACTCGGACTTAGTATGACGAGGAGGCATATTGATAATAAGCCGCTTACACTCACCCCTTGCCACTCTCTCGAACGCTTTCGCCATCCTGCCATGATGCGCTCCATTTATGAAGTTAGGCCACACTTTATGGACAAAATCCATGAAGTTATTAGCTGCATTTTCTCTTTTCTGTATTACTTCATGCTCTTCTAGGGAGGCGTAGAGGTCACGGAGCTGTGCTTCAGGTAGATTTGGAAGCATTTTCAAGAGATTTTGCAGCTCTTGGGGGTTCATTCTGGCTCTTCCTCCAGTTTTGGAGCCTCAATAAGCCCTAATTCAGCCTCTAAAGTGTCGTATTCGGGGGTTATATCGATAGTATTTGCCGCTTGAGCAGCCAGCAGACGGTTGATTTTGTCTGCAATTGCGGTTTTGAGGTCTTCGGAGGTGCGATGAGTGATGATAACTTCGGACTTCTCTGCGAATGCACCGACATCTGAGAGTTTGCCAAAGAGTTCAATTGCTTTAAGTTCATACCTAGCGTCACCACAGGAGGATATCTCAAGGAGTCTATTAGTTATATAGGTTCGTGCTTGTGTAGCATCTAAGACTACACGCTGGTCATACTCGGTAAGTAGGGCCGACAGCTTTAACGCTACGTTACCTTGATATAGAACTGAGGGGTTGTACTGGTCTTGGGAGGTTTTGTGCTTCTTGGCATCGACTTGCTTAAATAAGTCGTGGGCTAACTTTTCGTCATCCTCCGTCATCTCGAAGGGCATACCAAGTTCCGCCATGAGCGCAGCCGTGTTGGCAACAACACGGGCATTATCCTGCAAAGACGCGCCGAATTCATCGCCCAAATCTTTGGGGACGGGCACATCTTCCGTAGGTTGGATCTCAATCGTCATGTTCTGCCTTGTCTGGGAGACAGATAAATAAGTTGTCAATACTCGCTCCAGTGTGGGGTGAACTGACCAAAGTCCCCTGCCAGCACCATCTGCTTTCTCGACGATGCAAAATATACCACACCATTTTAAAAAATAAAATATAGGGGGTGGGGGGTTGGCAATTTGAAAAGGCATGGGGGGTGTT